GGTGTAGTTACCAGGATAAATCTTGGCAACTTGGAGCTGGTTAGAGTTGATTGCCATCGTTAGTTACCTCCTCAAGCGTTAAAGGAGTAAGCCACGGTGGCGAAGTCAGCGTTCAGAAGTTCGAAACCTGCGTACAGGCTCCAAATCATCATGATAAAACGGCTGAAATCGTCATTGTTGTTCAACAGCACCTGAGCGTTGTTGCCGCCGATACCGACGCCCACGCTCTGAGGACCGAAGAACATACCAATTGCGCTCTCATAAGTAGCGGCGGTACCACCGATGGTGGCACTCTGGCTCTGAGAAGGCATGTTGGTCGATTCGAAGAAGCGAACGCCTTCGAACACGAAACCGGTGGGCATAATCGGCTCACCAGCCACGAAAGTGGCTTGCCCAAAACCCTGACCCATGTACAGCGCAGCGTTGGGCTGCATTGCCGACATGAGGGGGTTGATCTGACCGTTGCCAGGGTAACGAGCCACTTCACGGAAGTCGCTGTTCTGACGCAGGTGCATCAGGAAGGTAGGATCGCAAACACAGCGATAGAAACCGTCCTGGTAGGTAGGAACGTTCCGCTTACGCATGGATTTCACCACGCGGAGCAGGTCGTCCTTAACGTCGAACTTAGCTTGTTCGGCGTTGCTGTAGGTCAGGGAACCAACAGCGAGGTCGCCAGGGTAGTAGTAACCACCTTGGGTGTCAGAAGACTGACCTTTAGAAACTGCTTTCAGGAGTTCATTGATGAACACCCGGTCACGCCAACGACGATAGTCGTCGAGCATGGTCAGCGAACCGATCGACTGGTGGAAAGCGGTAAGGTTACCGGTATCCAGCAGCAGACGCTGAGCGGTGATCAGGGTCTCGCGAGCAACCTTAAAGGTGCTGGGCTGAGTGGGATCACTCGGGTCAGCAGGACCGGTGTACTCGCGAAGAGTCACGAGCACTTTGTCCTTCACAACGTTGCGGCTGTTAGCAGTACCAATGGTCTGCTCAGCAGTACGCTCGCGTGACTCTTTGCTTCCCGGATTGCCCCAGAACCTGTAGCGGTCTAACTGCACAGTCTGGCCTGGCTGCTTGCTGAAGTCATGAACGACCACAGGCTCTGCTGCCATCTCTACAACGTACGCAGGATGCGGACGGTAAAGTTCGGCGCCGAGAAGCTTCGGGAAATCATTATCGACAAACACTGTCGATAGCTCCAGAAACTACAAAACAAGTTTAACCATAAATAACGACTAAACTACGACAAAATGTCGCATTTTTAGCGTTAGGTTGATTTTTGATTGCTGCTATTAACAGACGAACTAAAGGTGCGCACCAGATTACGTACGCTTTCAGAACCCTGGTAGTAAATAGAGCCGTAATTCGACACGTAACGAGACGCACCGCCACGATAAATGTATCTAAGAGTGCTGGACATCAGGCCAGGCGCCGTGGATCTTACGGTCTCTGTGTACGTCTTGCAGTAAACAGGAGGGTTATACACCCACTCTGCACGATTAGACGTGCCCTGTGATCCCAGACTGTTCGTTAGAAGACCACCTTCGTAACGACCGTGAGTTACGCCGCCGCCAGTTTTACCTTGAGCAGCTGTATTTCCCTCAGGAGTGTTGTAAGGCGTGTAATTTTGATTGTCCGGAGCAGCACCGCCGAAGTAGGTGTACTTCCCAGCGTCCCGAACACCAAACTCCGGGCCAAGAGATGTCTGAATTTTAGCGTTAGCGATTGTTGTGACGCTTAACGGTCTGTAACCGTTGTAGACGCTTAAGACTCCGCTCGGATCGTAGTTATTTTCGGTGAAATCAGTCCAATAACCAGAGACGGCAGGGGGCACTGCTCGCCACGCGGTCGTTGAATACACCCCCGACGTGGCCGGACCGGCTGTAACAACACCCAAATCGGCCCCGACATCTAAAATTCCCGAGCTGAGGACGATATAGCCCTCAGAAACCGGTCCACTTTGAATTCGATGAGGCCCAGAATCGTATTTGTAGTTGGAAAGAGGGATATAAGCCACTTATTTATACCAACTACACTAATTTTAACCTTTACTGAGGCTCAGAAGGTGCAATTTGGCTATTTAAAGTCTGGATATCGCTGCTGATCAGCTCCATATCGCGCTCATAGGCAGATTTAAGCTCAGCAAGCTCTTTTTTAAGCGCTTCAACCTCGGTAGCGGGGGAAACGCGCTTGCGGCGACCGATTGGATTAGCCATTTCAGCTCTTTTTCTTACGTTCAATATACTCGGAAGCTTTATTCTTCGCCTTTACCCGTTCAGGTAGACCACCCTTCGTTTTTTCCTCGTATTCTTTCACCTTGTCCTTCGATATTTCACCACGCTCCTGCATTGCGTAAAATTTGCGCCTTTGGGCCTCTGATTTGAAGGGCACCGGTAGCTAAGCGGATACAGTAATAGTAACTAAATCCAAAGCAATAAAAAACCCCGCCGTTTCCGGCGAGGTCGTCCCCATCCTTATGAGTTTAGCTCAAGCGTTGTCCAGGAACAACAGCTTGGAGCGGAAAGCTTCGGGGCTCATCTGAGACAGATAGCGCCAAGCGTTCTCAGGGTTTTGGTTCATCACTTGACCAAAGCTCTCCCATTGAACATCAGCGTTAGCGGAAGGAGCGCCAGCGGTAGCGGAGGCGGGCACAGCAGGAACTTGATCGTACTGAGGACGATATTCCTGGGTGGGTTGTTGTTCGTCTACAGGATACACTTCAGTAAAGAAACGGTTGGTGTAATCGGCGAGGTGATCGGGATCGGTCAGGATGGTTTCCATGGCCATGCCCCGGTTAGCCACTTCTTCCAGAACTTGATGCTGCTGAATCAGAGCATCTTCCAGCGTGGTGGCGTACTGGTTGAGAATACCAGGAGCCTCGATGCCGAAGTGATTAACGACGGCGGTTGTTTCTTGACTTAGGCTTGGCGTTTGCTGCGCCGTAGAAGTCGGATAAGAAGTTTGGGTCGTAGACTCGTTGCTGTACGAGGTCGGCTGAGCCGTAGGGGCTTGGTAAGCCCACGGTTGGACCTGTGAAAGCTGACTGAGTTGTTGAATATCCGCCGCCGTCAGTTGGGGTTGTGCTGACGATGCTGTCTGGCTGGGGGACGGGGAGAGCCGGGACACTATACGGTCCAGGCTGCCCAGCGCTGCTTCCCACGGATTCGACGGGGAGGAGGCTGACGGATACTGGTTGGACTGGTTGTTGGTAGAAGGGGCCGTAGCCTGTTGTGCCTGCGACGGCACTTGGGGCATAACTGCCGAAGGTACCGCCTGGGTACTGGCTACCCATTGCGGGTAAGCGGTTGAGCCCTGGTCCACCGCCGGGGCCGCCGCCTGAGGGGCTGCTACCGCCGGGGATACCGGGCTCGGGATCGAAGCTGGGATCTGCTGGCTCATAGCTGCCCGAGTAAGTCAGTTCTTGCGCGAGATGGTCAAACGTCCTATAAAGTAAGGGCGTTAAGTTTAGCCGTGGATCAGCCGCTAAGGGCTGATTAGGAGCTAAAGGATGCGGGGCTTGTAGCATCTGGTTCAATAGTAGCAAGAATTGCTGCATTGCGCCCTGCGTTTGTTGAATCATTCGGAAAGGGAAGCCCTTCAACATCTCCGAACGTTCTAAATCGGTCTTATCGGGGAACAAATACTTCAGAGCTTCAACGCTATCAACGCCGAGCTCTTGTAAGTTACGAACCACGATTGACTTTTGGTTGATGTCGTAAGCAGTGTCCTCATAAACATCCCCTTGGAATCGGTATGTTATTTCCCGATCTCCATCCGGAGGTAGGCCGAAAACACCGCGTGGGACCTTGTTATCAGCTAAAGCAGCTTGAATAGCAAGGTCGACATTTTCTTCGTATTTAGCGAATTTGTTCTGGTACTTAACGAGGGCTTCTTCGGTTTGTTCTTTGGGTTCTTTAGGTGGGGTTAAACCCACAACGGAGATAAAACTTTCGCGGAAAATCTGCTCCTGATGATAAATAATCATCTCTAACAGACGGCAGAAACCGTATGTCAGAAAACTCTTATTTTTACGAAGAGCAGTTGCTTGAGCACGGCCCATGAGACCTTTAATCTCAGTAGCAGTGGCTCCGGCGCTGATTGATATTTCGTCAACGCCGCCCAAGGCAGTTCTGATTTCCTCGCGGAGTAGAAGAGCATACCGATTCATATCCCCGTTAACGGGGTCGGGGGTCATGTAGCCCACGCGGTCGGAGGGCTCCACGTTCGCAATAATTCGCGGAACGCGCAGACCACCAAGGCTGGACTGCGAGCCGAAAGGCTCAGATACACGAGTGGAGGGGGAATCAATCCCAGCAAAACCACTTTGACTGCTAATCGTCGGACGGAACGAACGATCTGCATCCGAAGCTTCGACCAGATCGCTACGGGGACGAGAGCTGATGAGCGTGGGATTCCCAAAGAACTCGATGTTCTTCGAGATGTTCTGCATCATCTGATCATGCAGAACAATTTGCTGCATAAAAGGCTCAAACTCACCCTCGCCCTCAGTTCCGCTGGCATTCGGTTTGTTGAGGACTTCAACAGCTGGAATAAAACCGAGTGTGTTATCTCGGCTATTTTTAGGTGTGATTAAAGAGCCCGGTTCGAGGTCAAAACTCAGCTCACTATTAGCTTCATACTCTGTAATCTTTTCGCTGGTAATCGAGATTCGTACATAACGTTTATTCTGGCCTTGAGTTTCCGCAGGCAGACCAATAGCACTGTTACGAATCTTATAACTATAGATAATGACGACTTCTTCGATTTCGCCGTTTACGTCGTGGTAAACGCGGTACTGGTTTTTGTTGAAAAAGTAAATTTGGTACTTAAGTTTTGGGTCAGGGCGAAAGTAAAAAAGCCCACAGCCGTCGATTAAAAAGTTACGGATAATCGCTGGAAAACGAATATCTAGTTTATTTAGTTGAATTAAATCGCTTAAAAATTTTGTACGTGCTTTATAAGTATCTTGCTCACAATAGAAAAACAGTCCTTTTTTAATCATAAGCAGCGTCATTTGCTGCAGATGACTAAGGACAACCATAGTCGCAGATTGTTTGCTGCGGTCCTGTGTTCTAGAAGCCTCTAGAATTTCATTAAACCGCTGCCGTACGCTCAGGTTGTCCGCAGACATCGAGGTTATCCCTTAAGATCAGCGAGCGTTTGCTTCGCGCTCTTTAGTACGCATCATACGAGCTTTCCGTGATTTACGGACAGCTTCGCGACGATTCTCATTACGGTCAGAACCACCTTCGTTACCGCTGCCATCGCCCTGATTACCGGCGAAAGGCTTTTTGATTTGCTCAGTCATAAAGTCAGCCATTAGGAAGCAAATAATTTTTGACTCTCTCTATTTTAAACAGTTCATCAGGCAAAAGCTCATGTGGATACGGCTCCAACACATGATCTTTGCGACCTAGAGGATCAGTGCCTCCGGCTTCAGCCTTATAGGCGTCAAGATAATCAAGCATATCTTGACTGTAAGCAGGAGCGTGTGCGTTAGGGATATCGTCGTAACAATGAGAGAACGATGTGAGTTTACGCTTCATGCGGGATGGATCTCCCATCCAAGAAAAATGCCACCCGGCGTCACAGTTGCCTACAACAACGTCATTAGGGTTACGGCGTATCTCCGATAAAGTCTGATCCAGATGCTCGTGGAGAACAACGGTACCGCACGTCCAGTTAGTAGGAGGTTTCGACACGTCACGATCTGGATCTACAACACGTAAGTCCGCCCTCCCGTAGAACATAGGCATAGACAGTCGAACACAACGAGAAGGATCTGCTTTAGCAAGATCAACAGCTTCTAAAAGTGCTTCGGGTTTAGGGATCTCGTCTACGTCGCTAAAGAAAAACGCAGAATCTGGAGGAGTCATCCTCATACCCACAGCGAGTGCGTCCCTCTGGGAGTACTCACGGACCCAGGGATTCGGAGCGATATCCGGCGGAGGCAGCTCAACATGAAGCACCTGAATTTTTTCCTCAGGCAATCCAAGTTTTCTAATTGTCTCTACGCAAGTAAATTCTTTTTTATCGCCTTTAAAAGTACGATCTGCGTCTGTAATGATAAAACCGTCTACAATATCTTTAAGCATATTGACGCGGAGCTCTAGGAGCTCCTTTTCGTCAAAATAGAGGAAACAGTCGAATAGCACTGCCAACTAAGAAGCTGACAGTATATTAACCCATACTCTGATCAGGAGCACCGTTGCCGGCGCGAACAGCAACCTGTTCCTGAACCCGGCGGTTAGCACGTGTTTTTTGCATTAGCTCCCGTTTCATATCCTCAGTAGGATCTCCCGTAGGGCTAAACTCATCCTCAAACACACCGTAAGGTGCGTTCATAGGGGGCACCGGGGAGTTATAAGCTTGATCTTCAAGCTGACTAGAGTATCCGTCAATTCGCATACCAGCTCTCTGAGCTTTTATCTGACGCTGCGAAGCTAATTCTTGAGCATTAAAAGCTCGGGTAAATAAGTCACCAGCTTCGAGAAACGGATCAGCCATTTTTTGAAGACTTTCTTCTAATGTACTCGGAAGCGCGACGACGTGCTTCGCGTGCTTTAGCTGTATTAGCAACCTGCGTATTTACAGGTTTATTGCCAGCCGTAGCGCGTTTCTTCTTTTCGTCCGTCTTACGACGTTCCTCAGGACTAAGTGATGCCCACGCTGCACGTGGTAGGTACCGCTCAGTCCGTCCTTTTTCGCGTGCAAGATCAGCCAAGGCCACCCATCATTGCTTTAGCTGCTGCCGCTCTAGCAAGCATTTCGTTCTTAAGAGGGTTAACTAAACCCTGAGCAATCGCATCGGACTTTGAAGAGCTTTTAATCGCTTTAATCAAATCGTCAGCGTCCCCTAGAACTCGTTCCCGAAAAGTTGAGCCTCCGGCTAGGTAGTTAATGAGGTCTTGAGTTTCCATAATCAGTCTTTTTTAGACTTTTCGTACTCTTCGCGTGTCTGCCAGTCTTCTTTAGACCAACGACTTAAACGGTTGCTAGAGGATTTTTTACCTGCGTAAGTACCGCCCGCCTCTTTATAGTACTTGGTCGCAAGCTGCATCGCTCGCGCAGAATGTCCGCCTAATTTCTTACGGGCTTTAGCTTTCGCTGCAGCCCACTTTGCAGGATCTTTTTTCTTAGCTACTTCAGTCATTAGTAAAGAACAACGACGTTAGTAACATTCCCGCTCAGTAGCGCAGTGACCGAAATCGGGCATATAAAGTCCCCGTTTAAATGATCGTTTTGGCAAATCTGACCAGGAGCGTCAGAAAACTCTAGAGCGATAGTTTTATTAGAGCCTCCGCCGTTCTGAATAAAAATAGCTCGGCACGCCGGGAAATGAGTAGCTCCGTCAGACGGCTGCCATCTAAATCCACTGGTATAAGGGAGACTCGCGACCTGCCCATAAATAGATCCAAACGCTCTAACGTCCATCGGTGCTTTGTTTTCTTACATTATAGGTTTACTGTTCGCTTTCTTCGATCAGACGATCGAGATACCAGCGAGCTTTTTTCAAATCTTGAACTTTGTTCTTAAACTCCGTACGCCAGAGGTACTTAATAATATTCCCACGGCAATAGGATTTAAACCCTTCTGCACCTAGAGCAGCTTTGATCGCTTCGATACACTCAATACCCCCCTGCATATAATGAGCTGGGTGATTTACAGGATCACTAGACTGAGTTGAATCAGTAGAGTCTTCCCATTTCTTGTGTAGTAAACCGTCGTAGTCTACACGCATCATTTTTAAGTAAAATCGGTTGGTAATTTTGACCGTTCAGAACATAGCACACGAAAACATCTGTGTACAGTCTATTAAATTATTAGATTTCTTAAGAAGCTCTTTAGTGTATTTTGTATCATCGTGTTTAATTAAACAGCAGTCATGCGGCACGTATCTACCGTCTCGCTCTACCACGGGGATCCAACGGCGGTGTTCGTACCCTCGTGGGACGCTCTCGAAAGCTAAACCCATGGAACTACGGTCTGCTAAAGGCCAGTTACGAACCCCAACAAGCTCATAACTTCTAACGGGGTCCATACTTTGACTCTTAACGTATTTAACAGCATCTTGTTGATCTAAAATCATCGCTCCGTAGTATGGATTTGATACCTGAGCGAAAAATTTGATTTCGGGATCAACAACCAACATCAGTTTTACGTTGAAACCGATGTCGTGCCAAACATTCGGTGTTTCCCGCGTCAGGGAGAACGTGTGGTAGTTATCGAAGGGGATTTTTTTGCCGTCGTGCTCCTCATATCGGACAAAACCAGGCTCAAAACCCGCCTCACTTAACCTGTTTTTCCATCTAAACCAGTATTTTAAATTTTCGTAGGTCAAAATCATATCGTTCTCCTGATAAACGTAAAAATCTGCTGTGTAGTTCATGCACGCTAAAACAAGATCAGTTTTATGCGCCCAAGTAAGCTCCCAACCCGAGTATTCAGGCCCACAAACTTTGATATTGATATCTAATTTAGAAAAATACGGATCTAGAACACTTTTTAGCGTATCTACATCATTTTCTGATTCATAATCCACATAGATGTTTATTTTTACCTCTAAGTCATACTCTAAATAAGCTTTAATTGTGTTAATTAAGGAATTTATGCGGTTTAAAGGTTTGTGAGCCGTAATGGCGACCCACATTCGCGAACCAGAAAGCGAAGAAGAGTGAGTTTTCATCAGTATTCGATCGAAAAATTGCCTCGGCGCTGTAAAAAGGTAATCAACCAAGTGTATGCGTCTAGCAAATCGTCATGAGCTGTAGCACCAACGTTAATCAGTTGGTCAAATAACGCATCAAACTTACGATACTTATTAAATGTCACTCTTTTATTCTCTAGTAGTCCAAGCGTGCCCCTAAATCTAGCAACTTTATCCCCTCGGAAACCCTTGACTTCGTGAATATGCAGATTACTTAAACCACGCTCATTCAACAGAACACGGCGAAGGTCAGCAGCCAGGGACGCTTGGTATGCAACAGACTCAACTACAAGGGTCACCGTGGAATACGTCGGGAAAAACTGTCCATCCTGCTGAATCAAAATGCCCCACTCCAAAAGCATGTCGCACAGAAGGTCTATTTTCTCAAGGTTCCCAATAGAACGACACTGGTGAGCATCAATTATGTAGTAGTTATCCTTAAGTCGCCCACCTAGCACAAACGCTGTGTAGTCGCTTGTTTCATTTTTACTGGCGGAGAGGTCAATTCCCACAGCTAAGGAATCAAACTCAGTAACAACTTCTCCCTTAACAAGTAGATCTGGCGAAACGACCAGATCAGAAGTCATCACTGGTTGCTGTTGGTACTGGTAAGCAAAAGCAACGGGGTCAAGTTCTTTCTGTCCAAGTAGATAATCCGCACTCCATTGTTCAGGCCAGTAACTAATCGGGTCACCTTTATCGTCGTACGTAATAGCTTCTTGTGTCACTTGTTTCCATCCTTTATCCGGAACAAACATCGTTTTATGGATGTCCAACGGATGGAATCGAGTACCCAGGCAGATAGACCGGCCGCCCTCAAAAATAATTGGAGCGATAACTGAACTCCAGTTATTATTCATCTCTTCCCGAATCGCCGGGTTTTTAATATCCGCACTCGATTTAATAGGGTCATCCACAATCACAATGTGTGCACGTTTTGAAGTAATCGAACCTCTAAGACCCGCAGCACGCAGTGTAAATTCTTCGTCACCCAGACGCGGAATATCTGCATAGTCAAAATCGATAGACCAACCGATATCCGACTGCATCCCCGAACGCAGTTTTACGCGAGGGAAAACTTTACGGTACTCAGGGGAGTCGATGATCTGCTTAATAATTCTACTTTTAGGAATTGCCGTAGCAATGTTATAAGAACAATAAATTATTTGAAGTGGTCTTTTAGCTGTCGTGTGTCTTCCAATTATCCACGCTGTAAACAAGTTCAACACGGTACTTTTCGCGCTACCGCGTGGGGCGAGGATATCTAAATTCTGCCCGGCAATATCTAATAAGTATTTGTTCGACTCGCCCGTAATTAAATGACGGTGCCACTCCAACATATGACGCGCAGGAGTCTTATCTAGAATAGTACAGAACGTATGAAAGTCATTAGACGCACGGCCGTATATTGTGTCTAAGGCACCATCTCGTGACTCAGATGCTTTTTTTGCATTGATCTGAGCACTTCGACGATAAGCAAGCGATTCGCGGCTAGGCATATCAACAAACTGACAGTACTGCTATATTGATTGTACTAGAAACCACGGCCGAACATGGCGAAAATTCTTTGGTATGGAGACGCTTGTAGTAACACTGGATTTGGTCGAGTAACTCATAGTGTACTAGAGCACTTAGCAAAAGAACATGAAGTCTGTGTGCTCGGTATTAATTACACAGGTGATCCTCATGAGCACCCGTACAAAATCTACCCTGCGTGTGTTGGAGGTACACAGGATCGCTTTGGTGTAAATAGAATCCCAGAAATACTCCACAAAGAACGTCCTGATGTCGTTATCTGTTTAAACGATATCTGGGTTGTCAATCAATTTTGGGAGCGTTGTCAGTTCCTTAAAGATGACCTGAAATTCAAGTTCATCGCCTACTTCCCCGTGGACAGCGAAAGCTATTACCCGGACATGCTTCAAAACATGCCCTTCTGGGATTTAGCGATTACGTTCACTGTTAACTGTGCACACAGAATCCTTTCCCATAAGATCAATATCCCTCGGCTAGGTGTTCTCCCCCACGGGGTGGACAACGGCAGATTTTATCCAATTTCAAAGGAAGAGGCCCGTCAGGAACTGGGCCTCCCTTTAGACAAATTTATCGTTTTCAACGGTAACAGGAATCAACCTCGCAAACGTATCGATCTAACGATCCAAGCTTTCGCTGACTTCGCGATCGATAAACCCGACACCATGTTGTATTTGCACATGGGAGCAAAAGACCTTGGGTGGGACGTAATGCCTCTGTTCCACAGGGAAATGAACAAACGTGGACTGGATGACAAGCACCGATTGATCCTGACATCCCCAAATATGAATTATATGGCTGCACCTCCGGATAGCCTGCTGAACACGATTTACAACGCGTGTGATGTCGGCTTAAATACGGCAGATGGTGAAGGGTGGGGTCTTGTAAGCTTTGAAAATGCGAGCTGCCGCAAACCTCAAGTTGTCCCCAACCACACCGCATGTAAGGACATTTGGGAAGGCGCAGCTCAGCTCGCTGATATTGCCACGTGGGTTGTCGATAAAGACCTCGGTGTCGAACGAGGTCTTGTTGATGTCAAACACACCGCTCACCTATTAACGGAGCTGTATGAAGACGAATCAATTTACGCCGAAGTCGCGGACGCCTGCTACGCCGTTACTCAACGTCCTGAATACCGCTGGGAATCTGTCGCTATGGGATTCTCTAAAGCTGTCTCTGATCTTTCTGTTTGAGTCATGCAAACAACACATCGTTTTTTCCACGCTTACAGCGACGTTCTTTTCCCCGTTCGACGAGAAACCAGAGGTGTGCCTTCCGTCTACCAACAAGCCGAAAAACTCGGAGGGAAGTTCACCCGGATCGTAAACGGGTTACCCGAAAATTCCATCGCGAATTTCAACCCTTCTGTAATCAAACACAATCAGAACACGTACATCGCGTGGCGCTGCCAACCCCAACCCTTTGGGTTCAGGCACGACATGAAATACTTTTACTTAAATGGGCGGCCTAATGATATCTACATCGGTATGCTTAGTCCGGATGACGCGAGCATTATTGGTACCAAAAAACTGAGATCTAAAAAACATCGTCTAAGTTACGAAGATCCTCGTTTATTTAAAGGTCCAGACGACGGGTTGTACGTACAATTCGTAACTTCTACATACGCCAGTCGTTACGACAGACATACAGATAAACTTTTTAATCAGCCCAAAGTTTCTGTCTGCTGGGTAAACGATAACTTTGAAGCTGTTCACTCCGCTACACCCCCGATTGGAGAAAATCTTCATCCGGGTAAGGCAGAGAAAAATTGGTGCTTTTTCCCTAGGAACGGAGAGCTAGCGTGTTTGTACTCCACGCGGCCATTGATTGTTGAGAGTGAACGGACCCCTCGAATTGAACTTAATACGGATGTTTTAGACCAAGTAACTAAAGGCGCACCGACTTTTAACTCGACAGCTCCGATTGATCTCGGTTACGGGTATTTAATTTTTTATCACTGGAAACATACAACGTTCTCAGAAAATGGAAAACCCTATCTTATTTATCATGTAAGTGCTTACATGGTAGACAAGGACTTTACCAAAGTAACTTACATTATCCCCGAGTCTATTTTTACGGGGTCTTTAGAAGATCGCGTGATCGAATGGACAGATTTGATGGGTAACCCCGTCTCAAACCAACCCGCTGTGATCCTACCTTTTGGTGCTTATGTGGAAGGCACGGAGCTGGTAATGTCTCTCGGCGTAAATGATGCTTTTATGGGAGTCTTTAGGACCCCCTTAGAAAACATTATGAAGCGACTCAAGAAAGTGGATTAAGATTTCTCCTCTTTTTCCAGCGTGGTCCAAACGATGATCGAGGAGTCTTCAAGCAGAGCTTGGACTCCCGGTTGTCCGTCAAACGTCTGAACCAATTCGCGCAGACACCGATCAGCGCCAGCGAGTAATAAACCACGGCGATCAAGACCGTCTGAAATAGACCGTACCGCCTGAATGTGACTGCGAAGCTCTTTCTGCAGCGTTGATATTTTTGTGGCTGCGGTAGCATGATCCAACATTTGATTTTGAGTCATATCTCGCACATTACGAATATCCAATTGGAGATCGTCGATCTCCCGCAAAAGAACCTTGCGAAGATCTTCCTTAGGATATTTTTCCTGAACCCAGGCAGTAATGTCCGAGATACTGCCAGCGTAGCCAGGGTTTAAAAACCGAGCGTAAAGATAAGCTTCAATGTCAGAAGTCGCGTTCTTGGCGTAATGAACAAAGGCGTCCTTTTGAGCTTTTTCAAGCGAAGCTAACCACGATGCAACCGTGGTCGAATCACCTACTGTCGATTTGATCATGCAAACGCTCGTTGACCGGCCATCGCCATTCCAGCACCAAAGCGCTTCATTGCCAACTGTCCCTCGACTTGCCCACGCTGCAGTGCGAGAGCATTACGGGTATCTTCCTGAGCCTTAGCGATATTTAAATTTGTCTGAGTGGTAGCCAACATCTGTTGGTTACGGGTTTTAGCTGCCTCTAATCCAGTCTGAGCAGCAGCGGTAGCAGTCGGAAGAAGGAGCTGAGTTTCGCCTTGCAGACCTGTCTGCTGTAATGCGCCTGCAGTAGTACCAAATTGTTTAGCAAGAGCAGCAGCTGTTTCAGGTCCAAGCATCTCTGTGGCAAGTTTCGCCTTACCTGCAGCTTCTCCTAAACCAATAGCACTACTAGCTAACTGCGAAGCGATGCCTGTTTGAAGACCAGCAGAAGTTAAATCTTTTTGCTTAGCGACATCAAACTGTCCAAGAGCACTTTCTTGAGCAACGTTACTGCGGGCTCCGAGCGTTCCTGTATAGGCACCCATCATCGCGGCAAGTTCTTGTCCGGCCAATGTAGTTTTTACTTGTCCCGGTACAAGCTGTGCATACAAGCTTGAATAATCAGCTTGTCCTCCCCCTCCGCCTCCACCAAAAATTCCTCCTGCTAAAGAACCTAGCCCACTAAGAGCAGACCCGACACCGAATAAAGTGGAACCAAGACCCCCTGCGGCAGCTGCACCGCCAGCGGCCAAACCGCCGCCCCCAGCTAAAAGGGGCATTGCAGCGGCAGTGGCAAACGGAATTGGCATAATTATCCTCGGGTGCGAAGGTTAAAAGGGGCAGTAGAGGCTTTGTAAATCTCTGCAAAGTTTGACAGATTTGGCGTTAAAGCAGAAACCGTCGCTAAACCGAGTGCCATCTGTTGACGAGCATTTGCCTCGATCTGCGCTGTCCTGATGTCACGCCAAGCTTGGATATTCTCGCGCTCGATCTCAGATTGCTGCTTCTGACGCTCACGTGGCGCCTTTAAAGCACTCGTAACAATGGAGGCTTCGACCAGATTACGAAGTTTTTGCTGACTGAGTTCCCGTTGATACTCAGGATCAAAAACTCGCTCAATTAATTCCCGCGTGGGATCAACAATCGGCTCTTGCTCCTGTTCAATATCAGCGCCTTCACCTACGGAACTGGGGGAGGGAGCTGAAGGTGCTGTGTCAGGAGCATTATCTCCCACAGTGGGAGGCTCAGCAGAAGGAGTTTCGGGGCCTGCAGTCGCTGCAGGTGTAGAAGGAAGTTGTTGAGCGGAAGGCTCAAAACCCTGAGGGTAGTTACCGGTAGCTTTTTTAAAACTTTCTCCAGACTGAAAGCCGTAATAAGGATCTACATAAAAGACAGGTTTACCGTCTTTATATGCAAGTTGCCCAACAGGGGGAGTTCCTGTCTGAGCTACGTTGCGATTCACACGCCCACCGCCCGGATAACGAGGCGAGGACATTCCTGGTACTACCGAAAGAACTTGATTTAGGAGTTCGTAAGCATCCATGTTTTAAAAACTCCCTCAGGTAGACCCAGCAAGCGTAGACAGGACTTTGCTGTTATCCAGTCTATCTTGCACAAGAACGTTTTTAATCGCGGAATCTAGGACGTTCTGAGCAAAATCGTATGAAGAGCTCACACGTTCGCGTTGTACATCACCGAGCGAACGCACTTCCTGCTGCTTAACAGCAGCTTGCCCACGAGCAAGCTCATTCATGTACTCGTACTGGCGTTTCAGAGCTTCAAGCTGACGTTCACGTTGACCAAGGCTTTGAGCTTGACGCTCTAACCGTTGTTCAACCCCGCCCATAAAGACGTCTGGGCTATCGAGATCAGGGACATCAAACCCTAAACCCCGTAAGAGGTTTCGACGAAAAGCTTCGTTTGCGTAGTACTGAGTGTATGCAAGCTCGGGAGCAGCACCTTGAAAGTAGGGCTTACTTACAGCGGACTCGGCAACACCGTACTGAGAGGGGTTTGCAGCTTCAGATGCCGGACCTGCCACGCGGTTAGCGATAATATCCGACAACAAATTCATTAAGAAGTTCCCGCCAACGGCAGCGGCAGTAGCAGCAGGAGCAGCCATCAGGAACCAGCAGGATTATCGTATGAAGTTCCCGAAGGAATCTTCTTACTTGATTTTACACTCTGACCGTCCTCTTGAGGGAGAATGCCGAGCATTAACTGTTTTTTAGAAGGTAAAGAAGCAGTTTGAGGAAAATTTGACTGGATATAGAGATTAAGAAACGACGAAGCGTTTAGATCGGGTGCGTCTCGCCGAACGTCAGCCTCACGTAACTGTTGCTCACGTACGTTCATCGCCCCAACGTCTGATACATCACCGAGGCGGGAACAGTAGAGCTAGAAGGAGCGTTAAGAACAGAATATTGGCCGCCGTAATTAGGTAAATCGTACTCCAAAGGACGTTGACGACTTAGATACTCAGCACCGTCAAGCCCGTCGTTCGAAAGATTCTGGACGAACTCCAAGAACATCTGCATCAGATTGGGATCTTGGAAAAGCATCCCGACTAATTCCTGAAGTTCTGCCTCGTCTGCGGGGGACGAAGCGCTGGCTTGCAAACGGTGCATGAGCTGACCACGCACTTCTGGCTGAGAAGTATCGGGGTACCCATTGAGCGATCGGGTAGGGGACGTCATAATCCCGTCACCCTCCATGCCAGGCATCGGAGGAGCAGCCCGGTGGAAGTTACGCAACACCGTGGCGGTCATCGGCGCTGCAGCCGCCATTTCAGCGGGTGTTTTGGGGCAGGGGAGCCCTAAAACCCGAGAAGCAAACTCGTAATCTTGAGGGCTAAACACCTGAACACACCGCTTCTGCTGCCTCCATCTTAGACGCAATTCGAAGAATATCGCCAGGCTGGACGTCTAGAACTAAACAAATACGTTCCAGAACCTCAGGAGAAGGAATGTAGTACTGGTCAGAATAAATTTTTCTGGTAGTAGTGGGTGATAAATCAGAAACTTTACTGAATCTAAAAGATGTCATATTGTTACTGTCCAACACTTTTTGTAAAGTGTTGATCAGACGACCCTCAGTCGGGTATGACGAATAGAAAGGCATCGCGCCGCCCAAGATATCAGTATTTTAACTATATCGTGACGAAATAAGATTCGTCTAAACCTGCTTCCTTAATAAGGATATTACAAGTTATAGCGTTGAGTGAATACCACGTGGTCTGATGGTACCCAGATACTTCTCCCAGTTTCTTAACGTTACACAGTAACGGCCGATCTTCGTAAACAGAACATCGGTTACCTTCCAACATTGAGCAGCTCCCGTCTTCGTTTGGTTCGTGGGGGAACTCTTTCAGCGCTTTATAAAGCACAGGAAGAGACTTCATAGCCTCTGCGTTATTTAGAGTGTCACGTATTTTCTGGCAACACACGCCGCAACCGGTGCAAGGAAACTCCATTTTTAGAACCCCAAGTTTTTACGACGAACAAAGTCCAAATTGTACGTAGTCAGACTCACAGGCAAAGCCTCATTATTAAAAGGATGAGGGTAGACCTCCCCTTCAATGTGTGCTTGCCAAGCGGGACTCCATTTAGCGTGCAGATAATGTTTGTTCATTTCGTGCGCAATATGGATCTTTTCAGCTAAAGCTGGTTCACTCCGCCAAGTTTGAGAGCCGTCTGCATAGTCCCCACAGGTCTCCCCGTGGAAATAAGGCACGCCTACAGACATATGACGCTTTAATTCAGTGTGCTTAAAACGCATCCCATAGTCCATATCCTCACAGTACGCAGGGTACAAATTCTCGTCGAAAATTCCGTACTGCTGCACAACCCAATCCTTCAAAAGAAAGATATCCCAACTACCGTTTTCCCCGTGAACAATCCCAGTTTCGGGATCCTCAGCATGGGACACCATAGTTTTTAAAAACCCTGGCGTGTACATAAGATCATGGTTTGTAATTATCCAGTAAGGTGCATTCATAAAGCACTTTATAATTAAATTCCAAGCTCCTGAGCACCCAATATTAGCAGGCATATGACATACAACTACCTTGTTTACGTACTTATGTGGGAGTTTAGTAAGTAAATCTAGTTCTTCTGTTATCTGGTCACGACCATTATTGTTAAATACAACAAAAGTGTCTACAGGGTAATCTATGCTGTAAAACAGTCTGTAGACCCAATGAGGTGCGTTTACGACAGCTGTGCCTAAAACAGGTATCGTCATAACCAAATTTAACTGGTATTATGTTAGCACTGACGAAAGACTGATGGCCATCTGCGTCTGGAACCCTGAACTAGATCAAATCACTGCAGCGCAGGGGCTGACCTTCCTGATGCACCGTGACGATTCAGCACAGTGTCAGATGCACCAAGTAGGGATTCCAGAAGCCTCAATCGTTAACTGGGCGAGCAACCAGTTCTCCAACAAAGAAAAACTATTTATTGATGGTGGAGCCCATATGGGCGTCTATTCGATAATGCTGGCAGACAAATTTAAACAGGTGCACAGTTTTGAAGCTCAACGAAGAACGTACAACCAGCTGTGCGGGAACATTTTTCTAAACGAAAAAGCCAATATCTACCCGCACAACGTCGCGTTGACAAATCAAGTAAAGGCCAATCAACTCACCACGCTGTCAATCGTGTCTGAAGATGGCGGTGGCTCCACGGTCTGCAAACCTCATTCGCCTGTGCTGGCGACCGAACGCGTAAAGACAAAGACGATCGATAGCTACCACTTGGAAAATGTAGGTCTAATCAAACTAGATATTGAGGGGAATGAACTCAGTGCGCTACAAGGCGCTCAATTTACGATCGAACGTAGCGGATACCCTCCGATAATTTTTGAAGCAAATGAAGATGAGTGGTACGCCGAACAGAAAAAAGAACTCTTTAACTACCTGAACGAAAACGATTACAACGTTATTGAAATTCGGCCATTTAAGAATATGTTTGCTGCTATCAAACGTCCATGAGTATCAACTCAATCTGCGCTTCTCGAAACATCTCCTGCGACATACGAAAGCTTTCCTCCCAACGATCCGGAATTGGGAGATTAGGAACAACGACGCGGGAGAAACCGGCCTGAATTAATAAGGTGCAGCAACTGCTGCAAGGCAAAAAAGGCCAAACGTAAATATCTGAACCTTCTAGGGAAATGGCATTACGAGCGGCTTGTGCAACCGCATTTGCTTCCGCGTGGACGGTACGTAAATATTTTTCGTTTCGGTTCTCTAGGCGGCCAGGTAAATCTGCTACCCCACGAGGGAAGCCGTTGTATCCGGTCGCCAGGATGCGGCGATCTCGGACGGCAACAGCTCCCACCTGAGTGCTGGGATCTTTGGACCAATGAGAGATGTGCTTCGCTAATTCAAGGAAACGAAGATCCCACTTAGAGGACATATCAGACAAAAGCTACGCGGTCAGCCGAGGCATCAGAACACAGGTAAACAGTACCCGGAGCCCACTCTTCTAATTTACCGGTCTGGTCGTTTTTTACGACGTAAAACGGTTTCTTAGTTCCCGTACGTGTTGTCGATGCTCCGTACTCAACAATGACGCCAGTCTTGTTAGGGGCGGATAAGTTTGCGCTGGGCTTACGCTTACCCACGCGGTCGCCAATTTGAAACTTCATTTTGGGATGAGAAGAAGGTAGTTGTTTAAGATAACCGGATTTGTCTAGTACAGACAAAACCGCACGCATCCGGTGCAGCGACGATAAAGTCTCGTCTTTAAATTCGCTAGACCAGAAAGCATCTACACAAGCAAAAAGTAGTTGGCTTTCAGTCAGCTTTGACGGTGGAGTCGAAGAGGTAGTGCACACACTCCTTATCTGATGTGGGGTCGAAAAAACAAGCAAAAGACTGATGTCTGCTGTCCGGAGCTGTAACCCTGTAACAGGTAGTGCTCTCGGGACAACCTTGAAAGTTAGCGCACTTTGTGATGTCTGCCATAATTTGAAGTAATTGGTAGCCGAGGCGGGACTTGAACCCGCAAGAGCGTACGCTCGACGCATTTTAAGTGCGTTCTGTTTACCAGTTTCAGCACTCGGCCGACGGTGCCAGTATACAGGTAGTCTGGTGGCGGCGCCAGAACAACAGCTGCTTTTCGTGAACTAGGTGCCACGAGCTGACAAAACAGGCGTCTCCCCAGATTGAAGAGATACGTACGGAGTTGTCATCGTGTTGTTCAGCCGACGTACAAGCCTCAAGCTCACCGGGAGCGGGCATCAAGCTGGGCTCGGTAGGCATCGGCATTAACACTGCAGGTCAGGTGCGCCCGGCTGTTAGAAGCTCGAACGCCCTGGTTAACGAAGTTTAGTATGCACTTGTCATAGTACTGATTACGCAATGCAGCATTTTCATTAAACATTGGGCTTTTCTGTTTCAGATGCACAGTGCCCATAAAGAACATAATGAGGAATGTGCAACCAGCAAGACCCGCCCACACCGAGGCGCCAATAATTTTATGGGTCTGCCACACGGCAGCAGTAATAGGAAGATGCCGGGTGTCGATGTTGATTCGGGTTGTCATGTGATTTGGGTGTGAACTGTGCTCAGTATAGCACGTTATGCGCCGCCCCGAGGTGGGACTCTATTGCTGCGCCCACGAGACTTTGCTTTATCATGGTGCTAGCACTGAACTGACACATGCCCGTCGATCTCGCTGAGAAATATGAGATTACACACGACTGGTACAAAAATCTTACCCGCAGTTACGACGCACTCCAATCCGAGCCACGAGCGCAAAAACTGCAATTCAAACCTGATTCTAAGCGACTTATCCTCGAAGTCGGCATTTATGAGGGTGCCTCAACAGTTTGGTGGTCCGACAACCTCCTCAACCACCCCGAAAGCCGCATGATCACAATTGATCCGTTTACAGGATCAGACGAACATATTGCCAGCCCATCCCAGTATCCAACTCTAAACCGCATCGAATACATCGCCCGCACCAACATCGCTAAAAGCAAGAACCCCGGCAAGATTGATATCCGTAAAGGTTTGAGCTGGAACCTGTTCCCTGACCTCCTAGAGGACCTCGAAAAAGGTCTGGACATCCTATATATCGATGGATCCCACGAAACCGTGGCGGTCATGCGTGACCTCACCCTGTTTTACCCCTACGTAAAACCCGGTGGCGCCATAATTATCGACGACTACGCCTGGGAAAGCGTCAAAACGGGCGTCGATGCCTGCGTGGCAAGCTTCATGGACGTCGAAAACGGCTTCTGTTGCTTCAATCAGCTCTGGACCATCAAAAAATGACCAGATTTAACGTAATTTGCACAGGTTCTGGCATCCATAAGTGGGGCAAATCCTGGATTGAGCACATGCTCAGCCACCTGAACTGCAAATTCCACTATTTAAACCCCTCAGACGACATCCCACTCCTAGAAAAGTGCATTGTCGTCACCAACACAACGGAATCGTACTTCTACATCCGTCGTTTACAGCAAGCACACCTTAAATACGGCGTCATTCTGCTGTCTGATGAGTGCCTCGACTCCTCGTTGGCATTTTTAAATAACCCAGACTGCGTGTTCCTGGCTCGAAACTATGTGCATCCTGGGTGTTACAGAAACTTTAAAGTATTCCACTTTGGTCTCGGCTACAAAAACGAGTTCGAAAAGCACGCAAGCCCACGCCGGACCGCATCAAACCGCGAGTTTTTGTGGAGTTTCACCGGTTCACTGAAGGCAGACCGCCAGCACGCCCTTAAAGTCTTTTCCCAATTCGAACCAAACTTCACTTACCTTGTCGAGAAGTTCGACGATCCAGAATATTTAACTACACGAAAATACGCCCAAACATTAAACGACAGCATCTTTGTCCTCGCACCAGCCGGTGGCGCCAGTAACGATTCGTTCAGGATTTACGAAGCTCTGGAATGCGGAGCAATTCCGGTCGTAATGCGCAACACACCACACCTGCAAATCATGCCGAGTTACTGGCACGGAATTTTCCCAGGGTCAGATTTGCCGTTCATCATGGCTGACACGTGGGAAGAAGCAGCCGAACAGGTCCGAACCTTAATCGACACTAACCAAGTTGAAGCAGTACGCAGGGAATGTATGGATTTCTGGCGTAGCTGGAAAAAATCTTGGAGGCTCGAATTCGAAAAACGAGCCGCCGGTCTCATTTAAGACTCACTTTGAAGTCGTTCCTTCAGATAAGCCCGAAAGACTTCCTTACACTCTTCGTTACCGATACCTAAAGCCACGGCTGCCTTGGGTACGTTCCACCTTGCACGGAACAACATCTCCATCGGGTCCGGATTATTTAACTTCGAGCTCTCCATTTTTATCCCAGCTCATGTATGCACTAAGGCGTTGCCGATCAACATCAGCTTGAAACTTAGCCACTGTCGTCGGTCCCTGACCGCTCAGCTTTATAAGTTTCTGCATTTGGCAGATAATCGAGGTAGGTTCGTCCTCTGCGACCGGTTGCGCCATGGGACTTCCTGCCCGCGATTAGGAATAATTTACTCCAGCGGCAATCAAAAAATCGAAGGCCCTGAATTATTTAACACAGGGCGATACTTGATCCCGCGATAACACAGCCACAGCGTGGCGCGATGCACAAGAGACCACCAAGCCAGGTGATTCTCGTGATGTTGTTCGCGATCGTATGTAACACCGCGATACATAATTGTCGTCACTACAGTTCAGCAACTGTAATTATTATAAAAAGCGTAGAATGCGCTACAAAGTTTATTGTGTTACAAGACAAATTAAGAAAATATTAGTTATACGCCTCCGATAGGTAGCCCCCGCTGGCGCATAATGTCGATTAGGTTTAAGCCGGGGGCATTTTTCAAAAGATCCTGATGACGACGCTCGTCCATTCGTTTTTCAACGAACTCACGAAACTCGCCTTGAGTTAAAGGAAAAATAGGATTACCGAATTC